AGATGGTATGGATCGACCTAAGTCAGAGCTAGCTTATCGTATACCAGCTAAAAAATTTACACGCCGCAAGATGCGTGAGACAGAAGCCGAAGATGATATGCAAGGACTTGATACTACTATTGACTGGAAGAATACTGGTGATAACAGTTATGATGGTGAAAAGCTAGCGTTGCTAGTGCATGATGAAAGTGGTAAGTGGGAGAGGCCAGATAACATACTCAACAACTGGCGAGTAACTAAAACTTGTTTAAGGTTAGGTGGTAGAATAGTAGGTAAGTGTATGATGGGATCAACTTCAAATGCTTTAGATAAAGGTGGTGATAATTTTAAAAAGCTTTACAATGACTCCAATGTTACGAAGAGAAATAGAAATGGTCAGACAAAGAGTGGTTTATATTCTTTGTTTATCCCAATGGAGTGGAACTATGAAGGATTTATTGACGAGTTCGGACTTCCAGTTTTTGATACATCAAACAATGATGTCCGAGGACCGCATGGTGAATTAATAGATATAGGCGTTGTTGACTATTGGAACAATGAAGTTGAAGGTTTAAAAGATGATCAAGATGCACTTAATGAGTTTTACAGACAATTTCCTAGAACAGAAGAGCATGCGTTTAGAGATGAAACGAAAAACTCTTTATTTAATCTTGTTAAAATCTACGAGCAAGTTGATTACAATGAAGGAAATAAAAATTCATCTGTATTAACTATAGGTAACTTTCAATGGATTAACGGTGTTAAAGACACACAAGTAGTTTTTAATCCAGATCCAAACGGTAGATTTAAAGTTAGCTGGGTACCTAACGGTAATATGCAGAACAACGTAATATTAAAAAATGGTGTTAAATATCCTGGCAATGAACACGTAGGGGCTTTTGGTTGTGATAGCTACGATATAAGTGGCACTGTTGATAATAAAGGATCTAAAGGTGCATTGCACGGATTAACTAAGTTTAGTATGGAAGATGCTCCAGCTAATACTTTCTTTTTAGAATATATAGCTAGACCGCAAACTGCAGAGATATTTTTTGAAGATGTGCTTATGTCTTTAGTATTTTACGGCATGCCAATACTTGCAGAAAACAATAAACCTAGACTGCTTTACTATTTAAGACGTAGAGGTTATAGAGGTTTTAGCATGAACAGACCAGATAAAATATGGAATAAATTATCTACTACAGAAAAAGAAGTTGGAGGTATGCCAAACTCTAGTGAAGATATAAAGCAGGCGCATGCTGCCGCTATTGAAATGTATATTAATGATCATGTAGGTTTACTTCAAGATGGTACATATGGTACTATGTATTTTAACGAAACGCTAAATGATTGGAGTAAATTTGATATAAACAAAAGAACTAAGCATGATGCTTCTATTAGTAGCGGCTTAGCTATAATGGCTTGTAATAGACATTTATATAGACCAAACCCAGAAACTAAAAGACAACCACTAGGTATAAGTATATCTAGATATAACAATAAAGGAATATCATCTAAAATAATAAAACAATAAATTATGGCGTACGCGAGTGGCTCTGATTACTTTCCTTCTCAAGCAGTTAGTGATCTAGAAAAAATGACTCAAGAGTATGGTCTTAAAGTAGCTAGAGCTATACAGTCAGAATGGTTTGGCGGTAAAACGTCTAGATACAAAGAAGGTTATGGTCAACGCAGTAGATATGGAGATTCAATGAATAATTTTCATAACTTAAGACTTTATGCTAGAGGTGAACAGTCTATAGAAAAATATAAAAACGAGTTATCTATAAACGGTGACTTAAGCTATTTAAATTTAGACTGGAAGCCTGTGCCTATAATACCTAAATTTGTAGATATTGTAGTAAACGGAATGTCTCAAAGAAGTTACGAAGTAAAAGCTTATTCTCAAGATCCTAGCGGTACCAGCAAAAGGACTGAGTACATGGAGTCTATGTTAAAAGATATTCAAGCTAGAGAGTACAACGAGATGGTACAGCAAGGTTTTGGTATGAATATATACGAAAACAACAAAGAGACTTTACCTGATAGCGAAGAAGAATTAGCTCTTCATATGCAACTTAGTTATAAACAAGCTATTGAAATAGCTGAAGAACAAGCTATAAATACTTTGTTTGAAGGATGTGACTATGATTTAATTAAGCGAAGAGCTCTGTATGATTTAGTTACAATAGGTATAGGCGCTACTAAGACTAGTTTTAACTATAGCGATGGTGCTCAAGTAGAATATGTTGACCCTGCTAACTTAGTTTATTCTTACAGTGACTCACCTTATTTTGAAGATATATATTATGTAGGTGAAGTAAAAACAGTTCCTATAAATGAACTTGTAAAAGAGTTTCCTAATTTAACTGAATCAGAAATAGAAGAGATATTAAATAAATCAACTTCTTATGTTGATTCTGTTATAAGACAAAGAAAAAATGAAGTTACAGTTTTGTACTTTAATTTTAAAACAAATGCAAATGATGTTTATAAAGTAAAGAAAACTGGTACAGGCGCTGATAAAGTTATAAAGAAAGATGATACGTTTAATCCTCCTGAAGACATGGATGGAGATTTTTCTAGATTAGACCGTGTTGTTGAAGTAATGTATGAAGGCGTTTTAGTTTTAGGTACAGATAAGTTATTAAAATGGGAGATGGCTTCTAATATGATGAGGTCTAAGTCTGATTTTGGTAAAGTTAAAATGAACTACAATATTGTTGCACCTAGGATGTATGACGGTAGGATCCAATCTCTTGTCGGTAGAATAACAGGTTTTGCAGACACTATACAGTTAACACACTTGAAGATTCAACAAGTAATGAATCGTATGGTGCCTGACGGTGTATACTTAGATGCTGATGGCTTAGCTGAAATAGACTTAGGTAATGGTACAAACTATAATCCGCGAGAAGCTTTAAACATGTTCTTCCAAACAGGCTCGGTTATTGGTAGATCGTTTACTTCTGAAGGTGATATGAATCCTGGTAAAGTACCAATACAACAAATACAAAACGGTAGTGGCGGTAATAAACTTCAAACTTTAATAGCTACATACAACTATTATTTACAAATGATACGTGATGTTACCGGACTTAATGAAGCTAGAGATGGTAGTATGCCAGATAAAAACGCTTTAGTTGGTGTACAGAAATTAGCGGCAGCAAATAGTAATACTGCTACTAGGCATATATTGCAGTCTATGCTTTATTTAACAGCTGAAGCTGCAGAGTGTTTATCGCTTAGAATATCTGACATTGTGGAGTATTCACCTACTAAAGAGGCTTTTATTAGAGCTATAGGTTCTCATAATGTAGCAACACTTGAAGAATTAAAAGAACTTCATCTTCACGATTTTGGTATATTTATAGAGTTAGCACCCGATGAAGAAGAAAAAGCTATGCTTGAAAATAATATTCAAGTAGCATTGAGTCAAGGTTTAATAGACTTAGACGATGCTATAGATGTTAGAGAAATAAGGAATATAAAACTCGCAAATCAATTACTTAAAGTAAAGAAAAAGAAAAAGCAAGAGAAAGATCAGTTGATGCAACAACAAAATATACAAGCTCAATCTCAAGCAAACGCGCAAGCTCAGCAAGCCGCAGCACAAGCTGAGGTACAGAAAAATCAAGCTAAAGCTCAAACAGACGCTCAGTTAGAACAAAATAGAAACAACTTAAAAATTCAGTATTTAGAAAGAGAAGCTGAAATTAAAAAAGAGCTTATGCAACTTGAGTTTAATTTAAACTATCAATTACAGTACAGTGAAAGACAGTCGCGTGAAAAGATAGCTGATATGAAAAACAAGGGGCAAGAGATTAAAAAGTTTGAATCATCAGGTAATGATATAGTAACAGGTGGAGCGGGGTTAGAAAACCTTTAATCTACTATTTTTTAATATTTTATAAAATTTTATTATGGAAGTAACTAAAGTAAATTTAGGTTCTGAAGAGCCTGAAGTCTATAAAGTAGACTTAGATAATCCACCAGTCCAAAAAACTGAAGAACAAACCAATGAAACTGAAGAAACAACAGCTGACCCAGCAGGAGTGGTGGGAAGCGATGAAAACACCGGAGCCACAGAAGAACAAAAAGAAGTACAGCCGGAAGCAGAAGTACAAGAAGCAGAATCACCAGTATTAGAAGAGATAACTGAAGAAGAAGTTAAAGAGCAGGTTGATCAAGTAGAAGAAGTAGTTGAAGAAGCAATAGCTGAAGCTGAAGCTAAAGGAAAACCTCTACCTGAAAACATACAAAAGTTAATAGACTTTATGGATGATACAGGTGGTAGCTTAGAAGATTATGTTAGACTGAACACTGACATTAGCAAGCTAGATACTACAGATGTTCTTGATGAATACTATAGACAAACTAAACCTCATTTATCTGGAGAAGAAAGAAGCTTCTTATTAGATGAAACTTTTAGTTATGATGAAGAGATAGATGATGCTAAAGATATTAAAAGAAAAAAAATAGCATTAAAAGAAGAAGCTGCTAAAGCCCGTAAGTATTTAGAAAAACAAAAAACTACTTATTACGAAGATATTAAAGCTGGTAGCAAGTTAACTGCAGAGCAACAAAAAGCTGTAGACTTCTTTAACAGATATAATAAAGACTCTAAAGCTCAACAAGAAGCTACAGAGCGAAGTACAAAAGCATTCAGACAGAGAACAGATGCTGTATTCAACAATGAGTTCAAAGGTTTTGATTTCAATGTTGGAGACAAAAAGTATCGGTACAATGTTAAGAATATAGATGAGGTTAAGACAACTCAAAGCGATTTAAACAATTTTGTCAATAAGTTTATTGGTGAAGATAATACGATTAAAGATGCTGCTGGTTATCATAAATCTCTGTTTACTGCGATGAATCCAGATGCTATCGCAAAACACTTTTACGAACAAGGCAAAGCTGATGCTATAAAGCAAAGCGTTGCAGAAGCTAAAAACGTTGACATCGGGGCGAGGTCGTCTCATGGTGAAGTTACAGCTGGAGGTATAAAAGTAAGAGTGCTAGGCGATGACACTAATTCATTAAAGTTTAAAATGAGAAAAAGAAAATAATTAACTTTAAAAATTTAAAATTATGGCATTAACTCCAGGTACTAATTTGAATAGTGTTCCAGCTCCACAGAAGCAAACGCTAGATTCAAATTATATTGATTTTACAGCTTCAGGTACAGCTGGTTGGGCGCAACAATACGTGCCAGACTTAATGGAAAAAGAAGCTGAGGTTTTTGGACCTCGAACAATTTCTGGTTTCTTAGCACAGGTAGGCGCTGAAGAAGCTATGACTGCTGATCAAGTTATTTGGTCAGAACAAGGTAGATTACACATATCTGTCTTAGGTACTTTAAATACAGATACTTCTGTGTTTACAGTTACGTCTGATATTGACGGTATTAGTGCTGGTGCAACTAAAGAAGGTTTTGTTGACGCTGATCATGGTGTTAGACTTAACGATATTGTTTTAGTAGCAGTAGCAGGTAGAGTATTAAAAGCTCACGTTACTAAAGTTGATGGTATTGCTATTACAGCTCAACCATATAGCGTTGAAAACTTTAATGATGATTCTTCTATATCTACTCAAAGCGCTGAAGCTGCAACATTATTAGTTATTGGTTCTGAATTTAAGAAAGGTGTTACTGGTCAAGGGTCTTACGGTTCAGGTACTGGATCTGCTAGAACAGTTAAACCAACTCACAAGTCTTTTACAAATAAACCTCTTATTATGAAAGATGTTTATGAAATTTCAGGATCTGATGCTTCTCAAATAGGTTGGGTTGAAATAACTGGAGAGTCTGGTCAAGGTGGTTTCTTATGGTATTTAAAAGCTGAAGGTGACACTAGATCTAGATTCACTGATTACTTAGAAATGACAATGATGGAAGCTGAGAAAACAAACGCTAATTCTCATATTCTTGATGCTGGTGGTACTAACGATACTGATTACGTTGGTTTAGGTACTAATTCAGGTAGTGAAGGTTTATTTGCTGCTATTGAAGATCGTGGTAATGTTACTTCTGGTATCTCAGGTGTTAACGCTGCTACTGACTTAGCTGAGTTTGATGCTATACTAGCAGAGTTTGACAAGCAAGGTGCTATTGAAGAAAACATGTTATTTGTAAATAGAGCTTCTGCTTTAGCTATCGATGACATGCTTGCTTCTATGAACTCTTACGGAGCTGGTGGTACTTCTTACGGAGTATTTGACAACGACGAAGATATGGCTTTAAACTTAGGTTTCTCTGGTTTCAGAAGAGGTTCTTACGACTTCTATAAATCTGACTTTAGATACTTAAACGATAAAGCTACTAGAGGTGCTATAAACGAAAGAGGTACTACAGATGCTATTAGAGGTGTTATTATACCTGCTGGTGTTTCTACTGTTTATGATCAAACATTAGGTTCAAATCTAAAAAGACCTTTCTTACACGTAAGATATAGAGCTTCACAAACTGATGACCGAAGAATGAAAACTTGGGTTACTGGTTCTGTTGGTGCTGTAACGTCTGACTTAGATGCTATGCAAATTAACTACTTATCTGAAAGATGTTTAGTAGTTCAAGGCGCAAACAACTTTATGTTGATGAAGTAATATAGGATGGGGCTTCGGCCCCACCTTATTTTTTTAATTTTTATTATATTATATTATGGCTAAAAAGAAAACAACAACCGATAAAGCGGTTGAACAAGTAGTAGAGCAAACTGTTGAAGCAGTTGTTGCTCCAACAAATAAAAAGATTGAAAAACAAGCTAAACCTTCTTGGGAAATAAAAGATAGGATATATTGGCTTAATAGAGATAGAAAACCTTTAAGTTACTCTGTAAAGTCTTCAGGAGTTCATTACTTTGATGAAGAAAAAGGTTATGAAAGAGAACTTAAATACACAACAAATCAAAGAACTTGTTTCGTTGATGAAATGATTGGTGACCAAAGATTAGCTCATATAGTTTTTAGAAATGGTTATTTACATGTACCTAAAGAAAAGACTGTATTACAAAAAATGCTATCTTTATATCACCCTCATAGAGATGTACTCTTTTTTGAATACAAACCCGTAGCTGAAGCTGCTAATGAAATAGATAATTTAGAGCTTGAAATAGAAGCTTTAATGATAGCTAAAGACTTAGATATTGATATGGCTGAAGCTGTTATGAGAGTTGAAGTAGGATCAGAAGTTTCTAACATGAGCTCAAAAGAGCTTAAAAGAGATTTATTACTATACGCTAAAAGAAACCCTGAGTTATTTTTAGATTTAGTTAACGATGACAATGTACAACTAAGAAACTTTGGTATTAAAGCAACTGAACTAAACATTATAAAGTTATCTTCTGATCAACGCTATTTTATGTGGGGATCAAACAATAGAAAACTTATGACAGTTCCGTTTGATGAACACCCATACTCTGCACTTGCTCAGTGGTTTAAAACTGATGAAGGTATGGAAGTATATACTAATATTGAGAAGCGGTTATCATAACCGTTTCTTTTAATACTAAATAAGCATAAACCTTAATCCTTAAACTTTAAACCTTAATTCACAATCAATTATTTATTAATCCATTAAAAAAACAAAACAAAATGGACACAATGTTATTTTTTAGAAATACCTCAGACGACTCTGTCGTATTTCCTTTAAGCAAGCTTGCATTTATTGATGCTCATGACGGTGATAAAGTTATTTTATACTTTGGTGAAACCCCAGGTGTGGCTACACAGAATTTACAGAACGTAGCTGTTGGATGCGCTGATGGTGATGAATCTAAGTTAGCTAAAAAACTTGGTGAACTGTTTAGTGCTCATCCTCATAAACAAGGAATGCTTGTAGTCGCTGATGATATAGATAGTGTTTTTATAGATCCTTTAGCAACTTCATGCGGAGCTATTACACTTGACGTTAATCCAGCTGCTTAATCACTAAGTAACTTAATATTAATAGCCATCCTTTCGGGTGGCTATTTTTTTTAAGGTAATAAAATACTCTAATATGTAATATTCTATTTATAGCAAAGTAAACAATTTAAA